ACATCCTGCATTTTGAAATTGCATTTGAAGATGGCATCATTGAACGCAAAGAAAAGCACCCGACTCCGGATGTGCGGACTTATTTAACAACCGAAAACGTTCCTCCGTCAATGATTGGTCGCATTGTCGATCACTTTCAAGCACAGTGGAACGAGATCAAAGGGTCACAAGGTGTGAACGCCGACGAGCAACTGAAGGAAGCATATGCTCACCTGCAACGTGCTGATGTTAAGCGTTTTACAGACTTTTATAAAGCATTAATTGTTGACCTGGAAATGTACAAGGAAGAAAAGAAAGTTGCTCGCGTCCCGCGCGCACGTAAAACAGTATCTAAAATCAAGCAAATTGCACGTTTAAACTATTTGAAGAGTCACGCGGGGCTGAAACTGGTGTCAATTAACCCGGAAGATGTTATCGATTGCAAAGAATTGTGGGTTTACCAAACAAAATACCGCAAGCTTGGTAAATATGTCACAGATGGTTATGGTACGCTTGGAGTTAAAGGCACTACAATTACTGGATTTAATATTGCTGGCAGCGTTCAAAAGACACTGCGCAAGCCTAAAGAGCAGCTAGCCGAGTTCAAGAAAGCTGGCAAAGTTAAGCTTCGCACTTTCCTAGAAGACATTAAAGCAGTTGATATCAAGCTGACAGGTCGCATCAACAAAGACACTATTCTACTGAAGGTATTTTAAATGCTTTTTGAAAAGCATGATCCTACACTGTGGGGCGGAATGTTCCGCCCTGCAAAATCTATTTACGGATTTGATGTAAGCCGCCAACTTGATTCTGAGTTTGTTAAACGCTTGGTAAATTTTACCGATGCTATAGATATATTAACAGCAGCATTTGGTGATCCTATTATATTTAATGAATTTCAAGAGGTTGTTGAAGTCGACGGATACGTAGAAAAGAATATTCCAAAAGACGCCTGGTACTTAAGACACAATACCAGCTATAGACAACTATTTCTTACAAGCGACATCCAATTAAGTTACTTAACAATGGCACTAAGCGACGCCATAATCGAAGTCGTTATCGTAACGGATGCCTTCAGATCTGAATCAGGAAGGTACTACGAATGATAATTAAACAACTCGATAATCGATTTAAACTGTGCAAGTCAGGTCAAGCAACGCACATGACTGACGTGCCTGTAACAGATTTCCACGAGGTAGAAGCAATAATGGTCGAAGCATATGGAACGGGCCAAGCGATTTTTCATTGGCAAAAACAAGTGCCTAACCAACGAGATTGGTTTTATAGTCTACAAAATAAAAAAATTCTTATACAAACCCAGTCTACAAGTAACTTCGGCCCTCAGGTTTATAGTTACCGCAGATCAAATGTGTTGACATACCGCGTTTATTTTCGTCGTGAAGAGCAAGCAATGTATTTGGCATTAAAACAAATATGAAAATTAAAAAACTAAATAGAACACACACTGTATTCACAGACGGCAACGCCGGATGGGTAGCTATGTTTTATACAGAAAAAGCATTTATGAAAGCTATCATAAAGCTATCAGAAACGTTTGGATTGGGCTCACCTTTTACAGGATGGCGTCATATTGATGCAGGATTTCCATGGTTGTTTCGCCAAAAAACCACGTCCCCGAGCAGTGCTAAGTATCACGCCATTTATCTTACATCTGAAGAACAAATCACAGTACTCTCCTTAACATTTGGTAAGGACGATTAAACAGATGATCAAAAACGCAAAGTTTTTAAAAACACTAAAAATAGACGACAAACAAACGTATATAATTATAGACTATAAATTTTGGTGTAATAATGTTAGTGAAATTGAGAAATGGTTAACGGAAAACACTGAACAAGGCACAGACACACAGGAAGGTATGACAATAAGTTTCTGTAATGAGCAAGAAGAATTAATGTTTATGCTAAGATGGTACTAACAAAACTATCATGCTTGACATTCGGTTGTTTCTATAGTATAATATCGATATGATAATTAAAGCAATTTCCAATAAGCGTCATTCACTATATACTTTTGCTATAATTCAGCTTCGATTTGAATCTAAATTAAAATTTAAAGCTACATTAAAATATATGGAACAAGCATATGGTCCAGGTATTTGTCATGATCGAAAAACAATGCATTCTCCATACAGTAGAAATGTAGGAGATAACAGAATATGGTATTACAGCATCACTAACCCACGTTACGCCAGTTTAGGATCATTTTATAAGATATATTTAACAACACCAGAACAACTCACAATGGTAAGTTTATTTAATTAATTCTGGATAAATAGTGGTAACCAGGACAATATAATATGCCACAAACAATTGAAGAATTAAAACAAGACTTAGTAACCCATATTGGTCTCCGTTTAGGTGATCAAATGGTTGACGTCGAATTAGATCAGGAACATTATGATCTATCTATCACCAGAGCACTATCAAAATATAGACAACGTTCAGAAAATGCTGTAGAAGAAAGTTATGCAGTATTGGAACTAATTCCAGAGCAACAAATATATATCCTACCAGACGAAGTACTTTCGGTTAGACAGATCTTCCGCCGTGGCTTAGGCAACGCACAATCAACATCCAATTTTGAACCATTCAGCGCAGGCTGGATGAATGCATATCTACTACAGTCGGGCCGTCAAGGCGGACTGGTCATGTACGATCTTTACGCAGGGTTTCAAGAATTAGCAATGCGCATGTTTGGTGGGTACTTAAACTTTACGTTCAATCCAACTACTAAAGAACTAACACTTATCCGTAAAATTCCTATAGGCGCAGAAGAAAACGTCTTGCTATGGCAATACAACTACAAACCAGATGCAATTATTTTACGTGACACATATTCCGGTCAATGGATTCAAGATTACTCTTACGCACAAGCAAAATTTATATTGGGCGAAGCACGTAGCAAATTTTCCACCATCAACGGACCGCAGGGTGGCACAACCATAAACGGTGATGCACTAAAAGCAGAAGGAGTCAAAGAAATGGAAGATTTAGAGAAGGCGCTATTGAACTTTGAAGATGGTTCAACCCCAATGTGGTTTGTCATAGGATAAATAATGTTATGATTAAGAAATTTCTTATGGGATTGTACATTTTTGCAATAGTGATGGTAGTTTTTACATCCTCGCAAATTAATGCTGGCTCCGGTCAATGTCAGACATATGCTTGTCATCAAGCACAGCAAGAAATACAATATTTGTACGATGCAATATGGCGAGAAAAACAACGACAATATCCAAATTATGTTATGATTAATCAAGCTCAAGCACGAATACAATGGTTAAATCAAATAAAATGAAAATAAACGGCAAAGAAATAACAGTAGGCCAAATAGCATCGATTCTAACAATCGTTGCCTTGTTATCCTCTGGCGGATTTTTTGTAAATGGATACTTTGCTAAAAGTATTGAGCTTGCAGCATTGGAAACAGAACTAACAATATACAAAGCAGATCAAGAGAAAACAGTATTGCAGCTCAGACAAACCGCTCAATTAGAAATCTGGACCACAGAACAAACATTTATTGTTATACGAAAAGACACTATCTTAGATAGAATGATGGTCGAAGCCGCAAAAGAAAAGACCGACGCACGCGACCGCCAACTTGATCGCTGGCAAAAACAGTTAGACGACCACACCATAAGAGAACGCGAAATTAAATCATCAAAAGAAGACCTGAAGCTTCAAATGTTAATACAGTAATCGACGAAAAATTAAAACCACCTCCGCTACATTGTTAAATACTTTGTGGGCATATCATGAAATCAATAGAACTAAAATACTAAATTATGAGTAAACAACTAATAGGAATCTGCGGGCTGATCGGGTCCGGAAAAGATACAGTAGGCGAAGTACTAGTAAACGAATACGGGTTTACCAAACTAAGTTTTGCTGGCACTCTCAAAGACGTAACAGCGGTATTATTTGACTGGAACCGAGACATGCTAGAAGGCACGACGCCAGAGACACGCGCACAGCGCGAAGTATTAGACCCATTTTGGTCAGACAAGCTAAAACGAGATTGGTCTCCACGTATAGCATTACAGCAAATGGGCACAGAAATAATGCGCAACCATTTACACAACGACATATGGATTCTAACACTTGAGAACAAAATTCGCAAGCTAGACAAAGTAGTAATTACAGATTGCCGCTTCCCAAATGAAATTAACTTTGTTAAAAAGCACGGCGAAGTATGGGTTGTAGAGCGCGGCGAAGTGCCAAATTGGTGTTTCAATGCACGAGAATATAATATGGGCAATGCAAAAGCCAAGGCTCTAATGGAAGAAGCAAGAGAAGATCCAGCATCGTTGGGAATTCATGCTAGTGAATGGTCCTGGGTCGGAGTAGATGCAACAGAAGAGCTCGACAACAATGGAACTATACAAGATCTAGTAACTAAAGTCAGAAGTCTGGTTTAACATCGTCTT